TGATCTTGCAGCCTAGTTTTGTTAATATAGGAGATATATGGCATCAAGTTATTCAACAGATCTGAAACTAGAATTAATGGTAACTGGCGAAAACGCTGGTACATGGGGTGATAAAACTAATACCAACTTAAATTTAGTACAACAAGCTATCGCAGGTTTTGAGCAAGTAACACTATCAAGTGGTGGAACTTTAGCTCTTGCAATGTCAAATGCCACACTATCAAATGCAAGAAACATGGTTATCAAATTTGCTACAGCTTCAATCGCTGCTAGCACAGTTTGTACGATTCCTGATGGCATAGAAAAATTTTATATATTTGATTGTACTGGACTAACTAACCCAAGTAACTTAACTATCAAAACAGCATCAGGAACAGGGTTCTCGCCTGATAGAGCAGCCATATTTGCCGCTTACGCAGATGGAACTAATTTAAAAGAGGTTTCATTAGATACTTTAGGTGGAACTGTTGCAGCTGCACAGATTGCTTCTGACGCTGTAACGACAGCAAAAATTTTACAATCAAATGTTACAACAAACAAAATAGCTGACAATGCTATTCGTGCAGATAATATTTCAGCAAACGCTGTTACAACAGCAAAAATTTTACAATCGAACGTAACTTTAAATAAAATGGCACCAAATTCAGTTGGACCAGCACAGTTACAATCAACTGCCGTAACTGCAGGAACTTACACAACAGCAAACATTACCGTTGACGAGGACGGAAGGTTGACGGCTGCAGCTTCAGGGGCAGCTGGTGGAAACAACATGATTTATGTAACAACTTTCACCCATTCATCAAATCCAACAGGAACTTATACTGCTAATCCAGCAGCAACAAAAATTCAAGCACACATTATTGGGGGTGGCGGAGGAGCATTTTTTAATGCATCCCCTAATGGTCCACCTAATGGTCAGGGAGCAAAAGGTGGTTATGGTATTTTTCATACTACAATAACACAACCGTATTCTGTGCCTTTTACAATAGGAGCTTCAGGCAATAACGGTGGTAACAACGTAGGCTCTGGCGGTGCTACAAATTTTGGAGGCCCTAACGGACACACTGCAAACGGAGGAAGTGGACACCCAGGCTCAAGCCCCGGAACTTTTGGACCTTCAACTCAGGGCACAGACATGACACCAGCATATACCAATTCAATAGCAGCTAGATCATTTGTTTTTGGTTATTCTACTTATGTGCAAAATGGTGAAACAGGTGGCTTTTTTGGTACAGGAAGTCGATCAGGTAACCCAGCTGCTGCTTCATCCCCTCCTTCCACACAATCGTCACCAGCCACAATAAATACTGGTCGTGAAGGTGGTATAGTAATTTACGAAGATATAGCAGGATAATAAAATGGCAGCTACAATAATTCACAATAATGAAAACGTGCTTAAGATTGCTCCTCCAGGAGTTAATCCTTCAGATATTGTACCTAACGCTTCACAATACACACTTACGGAAATTAGTGATGCAGATTGGGATTGGATTGCTCAAGGTAATGGTTTCAGTTTTGATGGAACAACTTTTACACAAGAACCTGCAATAACAGTTGATAGAGTTTTAGAAAATTGGAGAGAAGATATAGATAGATATATTACATACTTACAAGAAAAAGTAGTAATGCATCCAGTTAATCAACCAGATGCTAATAATGCGTTAAATATACTCCAAGGTTTAGATAGAGATACGCTTCCTACAGTAAATCACCATATTGAAAAAATTCTTGCTGAAGCAGGGACACCTATTCGTCCATACATATCTTACAAATAATAATTGTAATTTTTTATTGATTCGAATATAAGAATCATAATGATCTATAACAATATTAAATTTAAAGCTAACCCGATAGTTATACAAACAAGTAAAGATCAGAATATTTTACCACAACCAATAAAACTTAATATTCCAAAATGGTTTAAATCCTTAAATCATGGAACAGAATTAAAAACAATAAAAGGATGCATACCTTTTTTAGAAACATTACAAACAGGATATCTAATAAGGAACTATCAAGATACTCACATTAAACATAATATTGTCACTGAGTTTGATATGGGTGGTGGAGACAAAAAGCATGGTAAAGGTTTAGTGGAATACGCAATTACTCATCCTTACCTTGGAGAGAATTTAAATATAGCTCAAAATCCGCAGCTACATACACCTGAACAACTTGG